AATAAAACCCTCAGAAGCTCTTTTTGAGCTTTTCGGCTGGGAATATGACCGTTATACATACAGCGATGTAGCTCCTAATTTTGAATTTATCCCCCAATGTTCAGTTCACGGAAGAACCGCTAATTCTTTGTGGCATGTTTACAAATACCCCGAATTTGCGCAGCAGCGTCAATATGACGCATGCTTTTTTGCCGCGGCTCATCGTTATCTGCCGTATAAATCGCCGTGTCCTACAATAGGCGTTGTTCATGATATGGCGGCTTATTTCGGCAATAAAAAAACAAGGGTTCACCTTGGCGCGTATTTAAGAATGATACTGCCGAATTCTTTACGCGGATTAGACAGGATTATTGCCGTCAGCGAATTTGTTAAAAAAGAATTGGTAGAAAGGGCGCATGTAAAAGAAAACAGAATAGAGGTAGTTCCCAACGGTATAGACCATGAGTCTTTTTATCCGCGCCAGAGGAATGAAGAAAGCGTTATTTTAATTCAACCGTTCAGTTTTAAGCGTCCCTATGTTCTTTGCGTATCAAGAATAGATCACCCAATTAAAAACCATGTCCGTCTTATAAACGCTTTTAATATTTTTAAAGAAAAAACAAAATATCCGCACAGGCTTGTTTTGGCGGGCGGAGACAGCAATAATGCGTCCGTTGTGAAAGAAGCCGCTTCTTCATCGCCCTGGCGCAGTGATATTTTCTTTACAGGACACTTTCCGGCAAAAAGCCTTCCCGAATTATACGCGGGAGCCGATTTTGTGGTTATTCCTTCAATGTATGAGGGGTTCGGCATGGGTGCTGTAGAGGCGATGGCTTGCGGCGTTCCGGTAATATGCGCCCGCGCGGCATCCCTTCCTGAAACAACGGAACACGCCGCCCTTTATTTTGACCCCTTAAGCGTTGAGGACATGGCGGACAGAATGGTAACTCTCAGCACAGACCGCAATATTTACAATGAATGCCGCCGTCTTGGCTTAGAACGGGCAAAATTTTTCTCGTGGGATAAATGCGTGGAGAGGACATTGCAGATAATTTACGAGACGGCGGGGAAGTAGACCCTAATTTTTTTGGGGAGTGAAGGATTCGAACCTACGAAGGCTGAGCCAACAGATTTACAGAAACCCTTTTCCCTACACAACCAAGCCCAAATATTCTAATACAACCTATTTTAACCCCAAAACATAAATAATGTCAAGTTATTTTTCACATCTAAACACATTCAATTTTTTTGAAACCCATAGATTAATGTAAATTTTAATGTAAGTTTTAATGAAATTTTTAAGCCAACGTATTTAAAATCTGTTGGCTCACATTAATTTAATCGGCAAAAAAGACTACTTCACCGCAAGTAGTCTTTTTTTTTGCCAAAAATTTCGGCTTTTGAAATTTCCCCCCGAACTGGTCGGGGGGCGGTCAATGCTAAATATTAACTGTCTTTTTAAATTGTCTTGCAAGGGCTTGCGGTGATACCTTTTCAAACTTTATGCGGTCGAAGCGGTCGGCGCATCGTAAAAACAAATTTTCCTCTCTGTCGGTCAATCTTTCCTTTTTGCATTTTTCTAACCATTCGTTAATGTTCATTTCCGGCTCGGAAAATACTATGTCATCAATTTTCTCGCCGTCTTTTAATCGCTGTTTCCATGATTTCTTTTCTGTCGTTTCTTTCTTCATTTTCTTACTCCTTAAATAATTTCTTTTGTCCGCTGTCGATGACGAGCGGAATTTTGCGGCTGTCGGGGTGTGCCCGATAAAGACAAAAGATGTAGTATTTCATTTCTCGCTTATTAGGAAAAATGCGGTAATGATTAAGAACCGATTTTTCAAAAATTGGNATNNTNGTNCAAGCGGCTGACGTTGTATTAATCTCAATTTTTTCTAGTTTCGGTTTTCCCTGTGTTAATGAAAAATTAACCTCGACCCGATAGTGTGTAGACATATTCTTTCACCTCACGATTAACCCGATATGTTATCGGGCGGATATGGATTGCAAACGCAAACCATGAAACCCAAAACCGCCGCATTGTTTTGCCCCACAGACGGCGGTGTGCGGGGTCTCACACCTGCCGACCCCGTGCCGCCGTCTGGGGGGCAAAACACCCTGCCAAAACACCGCCCTAAAAAAACGACTTTGCGCCATGTATGCCATGTAGAGAGGTGGCAATAAGGCTTACACAACAGACAGGAATAAATACCCTGCCCCGAAGGGTTGGCATGGCTTTTGCTTGGCTGTAGCGGTCTTATTCCCATTGCAAAAGCCATGCCAAAAGGGTTACAGCGAATAAAGGACTTGGTGCTTGGAATAATGCGTAAGGTTACGAAGTAAGGACGTGTAAACGTGATATTAGGCTATCTGCTCGGCAGGTAGCCTTTTTTTTGCCCAAAATTTCAGGGTTTTTTTTACGGTTCAACTTGGACTAAAACCAAACTATCTGTTTTTTTTCGGCGGCGTTATTTTTTATAAAACGGCTGTAGAACGCTGTAAATTAATTTGGGGGACTGTTATGCAAGAAGATGAAAAAAAGGCTGATATTCTAACCAGAAAAGAGGCGGCGGTGTTTATCGGGGTTTGTGAGAACACTTTGGATAAACTGGATATTCCACGGACTAAAGTAAGGCGAAGGATATTTTTTAAGCGTGAAATACTGCTTAAATGGATTGACGACCATACCGAAAAAACAAGGAAATAATTATGGATTATCAAAAAACAAAGTACATGATTGAAAAGTTGATTTCTATTGCCGATACCCTGAAATACGGCACGGCTTCGGTTTTGATTAAAAAACATGATGGGCGTGTGGTTCAAGTTTCATACACAACGCAGGAACATACCAGAGAACAAAAAAAGGAATATCCAATAGACGAATAAAAGCCCGAAAATCGGGAAAAACAGGCTACTTGCTCGCAAGTAGTCTTTTTTTTTGCCCAAAAATTCTTGGGTTTTTTCCCCTTCAACTTGTACCAAAACCAAACTATCTAAAAAGTTCTTGGGAGTGGATATTTTAAGCATGATACAGGACATGGATAAAGTTATCGAGGAAGCGAAGGCGGACATATTGCCTTTTGAAAGTTGGGAACGGCTGAAAGGGGAAACTACTCTTGCTTATGCGGCTTTTTGCGCTTTTAGGGATATGGGGGGAGAACGTAGTATCCGAAAGGCTGTAGAAACTGTTGAGGCTGACGAAGGGTTGCGCATGAAGCGTTATAACGTGTGGCGTGGGTGGTCTACTCAATTCAAGTGGCGTGAAAGGGCGGCTGATTATGACCGCTATGTCGAGAAACTGAAACAGGCTGAATTGCGTAAAACGATTGAAGCCCAGGGCGAATTGCACAGGGAAGTTACAGGAAAGATGCTCGATGTCGTTAAGAAAAAACTTGACGGTATGAACCCTGCCGATTTGTCGCAGGGCAATTTGACCGAATGGGTGCAGACGGCGATTAAATCTGAACGTGAAGCGGCGGGTTTAGTTTCGAGTAACGGAAAGGCTGAACCGAAACAGGGCGAATTGAATTTTGTCTCTGACTTTCAAGGACTTTAGAATATGGGTACTTCGGTGGTTTTTAAGCCTACAACGATACAGCGGAAAGCGTTGGCACTTTTGAAAAGCGGTGCAAAACATATTTTGCTTTACGGCGGATCACGTTCAGGGAAAACTACTGTTCTTGTTATGGCGATTATATTCAGGGCTTTGATGTATGCCGGAAGCCGTCATCTTATTTGCCGTTATCGTGCAAAAGACGCTCGTTCTTCTGTTCTGCGTGAGACTTTAATTCCGTGGCTTGATAATACCGTGGGCAAAAATAATTATTATTATCTTTCGCATGAGAGTATGATAACGCTTTTTAACGGCTCGGAAATCTGGATTGGCGGTTTAGGTGATAGAGAGCAAGCGGATAAAATACTTGGACATGAATACTGCACTATTTATTTTAATGAGATTAGCCAACTTTCATACATAGCCGTTACTACCGCTTATTCAAGATTGGCAATGAGGGTTAATGGCTGTAAGAACTTATTTTTTTATGACTGTAATCCGGGAAGCCCTTTACATTGGGCTTATAAAATATTTGTGCTTAAAAGGATTTTCCTTACTGGCGAACCGTTAGAAAAACCAGAATTATACGAAGCGATGTTACTTAATCCCGAAGATAACAGGGAGAATTTGCCTGATGATTATATTTCCGACATTTTGGACGTGTTACCTGAAAAACAAAAGGCAAGGTTTAGAGATGGTCTTTGGGTAAAAGCGGAAGGCGTTATTTACGACAAGTTTGATGAAACGATGATTATTAAGGCTAAAGACTTGCCAACAAAGTTTGACCGTTTCGCCGCAGGGCAAGATTTCGGTTTGAATATTACTTTTGTAAAAATCGGTTGGGTTGGCGATGTGATTTATGTGCTTGACGATTACGGCGCTTTTAACATGACTACTCAATCTTTCAATGAGGAATTGAAAGCAAGGGGTTTATTCGAGGGTGAACTTTTTCCGGCATACTGCGACCCTGCCGGCGGTGAAAGAATACAAGAGGTTACTGGCGGCACTAAAGCGAATAACAGCGTGGAAAGCGGAATTGATTATATTAACGCAAAAATAGAACGCAGACAATTTTTTGTTTGTGAAAGATGTACAGGGGTTTTATCTGAAATATGGGATTATTGCAGAGACGAGGCAGGGGAAATAGTTAAAGTAAACGACCATTATCTTGACGCTTTGCGTTATGCGATATTCACGGATATTCAACAAGGGGTGATTTTATCGTGAATATATTTAGCAAGATACTAAACCACAGGCGGATAAATAATAACCAGAAGAATGGTAAGGGGCTAGTAGAAAAAAGTATAAATACTAGTACAAATTCCTTGACTTCGGACGATGATTTTTTTACCTTTAATGTTGAACATTGCGTAAACAACTCTTATTTCCTCAACGCTTGGGTAAATATTGCAATCAATATTCTTATCCGAAATATTGCACGAGCGGACTTTACAATCAAAAACGGAGGCGATGATGTAGAACATGGATTTATTTACGACCTGTTTAGAAGACCTAATCCTTCTTTAAGCCGCTACGACCTGTGGAAAGAAACTGCGGCTTGGTGGTTTCTTGAAGGAGAAGCGTTTTGGTGGTTTGGCAGTGATTATTCTGGGGGAATGCCAAAAGAAATATATGTTCTCGACCCCAGAAAAATGCGACATGAAGGCGAATTACAAGGCAGTATTGCCTTTGACTATATTAATAAGCCTCGCCGTTGGTTCTACCATTGCGGTAGTGAACTAATTCCTATCCTATCTGATGAAATAATCCATTTTAGAGAGTTTAATCCGTATAACCCTATCCGCGGGGTTAATCCGCTTGTATCTCTTGCTTTGGAATTAGAGCAAGATTATTACGCTAATAAAGCCAATTCAACATTACTTAAAAATAACTCTATACCGCAAGGAATATTAAAAACCGAACAAACACTACGACCGGAAGAAGCAGACCAACTTGAAAAACGTTGGGAGAGTAAATACGGAGCGGTTAAGGCAGGGCGTAAAATCGCCGTGTTGGGCAAGGGTACGGAATTTAAGCCTGTTACTTTTACGCCTGACGTTCTTAAACTTTTTGAATTAAAAAAATGGAACTTGTACACGATACTCGCAAAATACGGCATACCGCCGAGAGTGGCAAATATCGGCGATAAAATAAATTCTTTCTCCGGCAAAGATACTGCGGAACAACATTCGGCGTTTTGGAAATATACACTTATCCCGATACTACGGCAATTTGAGCAGATTTTAGAAACACAATTTTTTATTCGTTTTGGAATAAAAGAACGTGGCGTATTTGATTTGTGGGATATACCTGAACTGCAAGATAACGAAGACCAACAGAGCAAGAGAGATATTGCGGAAATAACCGCAGGGATTAAAACGATAAATGACGTATTAAAAGAGCGTGGCAAAGAGCCGAAACCGTGGGGCGATATTTGGTATAAACCGCAGAATTTAATTCCTGTTAATCAATCCAAAGAAAAAGGAGCGAAGGCTGAATAACTATGTCGGGCGGTACATTGGTTGTTAGCCGAGCGGTTAATAACCACAATTACTATAAACAACGCATAGAAAGTAAAGGCATAAAAAATGTTTATGTAACTGACGTAGACAGGGACGGACTGAATTCAATTATTTATAAAATGAAACCTGATTTAATGATAATGGGGGCAAGATTTTACCAATGCTCTACGCCGTATATGATGGGTTTGATTAAAAAAGATTTTTGCAATTTGAATATGGCGGCTGTTTGCTATGACGAATACCCTGTCGAATTGGGAGTGTATTTTATTGTGAACGGCGTTAATTCATATTTCAATATGTTTGAAGGTATCGAACAATTTAATTTAGGATTTGAAAATATTTTATCAGGAAAAGTATTTATTTCTGAAATTGTACAAAAAAGAATTGCAGGGCGTGAAGTTAGTTTAATTCCTGCAATAGAAATTTCACAGACGAAACTCGAAGTTATACGCTGTATGTGCAATGGTTTTACCAAAGAAGAAATTGGGCATACTTTGTATTTATCTCCAAGTACAGTAGGAAATTACAAGGAAGAAATATACAGGAGTTTGAATGTCCGTAATGTTTTTGAATTAATAAAAACGGCTTTGAGACTTAATTTTATTACCAAAGATGAATTAGTTTTTTGTCATAAAAATAATGACTTAAAACCTTTTAGAAGAAAAAAAACATTAGGGGGAAAAAATGTTATTAAGAACAAAGAGTGGAGAAATTAAGCAGGGGGATACTTCCTTACTGCTTGATTTTCTAGGAGTGAAAAAAGAAACGGCAGGGGTTCAAAAAGTAACCGCCGATGTGGAACTTATCGCTTGCGTTCCGTTTCTTCTTACGGCTGACACGGAGACGGATAAAGGTTATCCGTGGACTTTAAGCACTTATGACCTTGACCGCTATGGGGAACGGATAGACCCGAATGGTTGGGATTTTAAGGCTTATATGAAAAACCCGATTGTCGAGTGGGCACACAGGTACGATATTCCTGCAATAGGAAAGATTGAAACGCTTGCCGCTGATGAAAAAGGCTTACACGGCGTTGTTATTTTTAACAGCAAAGAATACGACGCTTTCGGTTGGAGCATTGGGGAGCGTGTGAAGAACGGCGTTATTCGGGCAGGTTCTGTCGGCTTCCGTATCATGGAGATTGAAATTCCGTCAAAGGAAGACAGCAAGGACGGAACGAGTTTAATTTTCCGTAAACAAGAACTTTTGGAATTCAGCATTTGTAATGTACCTGCTAATCCGTTTGCTTTAGCGAAAACTATTGAAACAAACAAAACGGAAACAACACAAGAATTAGGCTATTCGTCATTTTGGAATAGTTTAATAAATAACAATTAGGGGGAAAAAGTTATGGACGAACTTTTGAAAGACATTAGACAAAAATTGTCTAACATGAAGAAAATCGAGTTGACAGGTTTTACTAACACGGAAACCGCAACGGCGTATTTTCAGGAAAAGGAAGTTATCTTAGAGGGGATAGTTAAAACACTGGAGACTATCACTGTGCAAGAGACTACCGAAATGGAAGCGTTGAAAAGCACGATTAAGTCAATGCGTGAAGAAATTAAGGGGCAAGCGAAAAGCCCCAGAGAGTTATCACGGCGTGAACTGCTTTACAACTTGGGCAAGGGTATTGCTGCGGCATGGACTGGCAACCACAAAACGCTTTCGGAATTGGCGTTTTCGCCTAACATGAAAAGCGAGAATTGGACTAACCCCAAAGATGTATCATGGGGCGATAAAGGTTTTGTTATCAATAAGGCGGCGTTGGGCGACCCTATGGGAAATATGACACCGAGCAATGAGCAATACCTTATCAATCCGATTTATGAAACGGAAATCATGACGGAAGTAGCCAAAAAATCCGTAATGATGAACCTTGTCCGTCATCGCCCTATGGCTGGTCCTTCAATATTTCTTCCTACAAGGGACAGGGGCGGCGTTCAACTTCACTGGCTGACCGCTTACGGACAAAAAATAGAAGGGAGCAAGCCTAAAGGGGCGGAACGTGTAGAATTGAAAGCCTACACTCTGGCAGGCTATATTCCTTGGTTTGATGAATTTGAGGAAGATGTTTTTGTCGATTTGGGGGCAATGTTCATTGACGAGTTTGTCGAGACTTACGGACAGGAATTCGACAGGCAATGTTTGCTTGCCGATGATGACCCATTTACAGGGGCTATGATGTGTTCCGACGTTACGGAAGTAGCGATTAAGGGAAACACCATTGAAGATTTAACATGGAAGGATTTTAGAGACGCTGTTTATAAAGTCCCTGCCGAAGAACGCAAAGACTGCTGTTGGTTTATCAATGAAACTGTGCTTAACCATATCGCAAATATCGAGGACACGACAGGCAGACCGATTTGGAGATGTCCGACAGAAGCAATGCCGGGACGTTTAGACTTGTATCCGTATCATGAAGTTTCGATACTGCCGCAGATTGCGGATATTGGGGCTAATGAAATGTTTGCTATTTTTATGAACCCTAAACGGATACAGCACGGAAACCGCAGAGGGATTGAACTTAAAAAGTTTGACCAGACTACGGAAAGCCTTGAATACGGCGAATTATTTTTGCGTTTCCGCAAGAGAGACGGCTTCCTTGTAACCAGACCGAAGGGGAACATGGTTGTATTAAAAACTAAAGCAACCTAAATAAAAATGCCGTCCGTTTATCTACGGACGGTTTTTCTTTTTATAAAGAGCGTTATTTGAAATAACAAGGGAAGGATTTAATATTTTGGTATGATATATGGGGGCGTTACGGGGGGTGTCCCCCCGTATCGGGGGTAGCGGAAAAGCCGAAGGCTTTGGAGCGTAGGGGGTGTCCCCCATATATTATTTTATAAACCTTATTTGGATTTAGGGCGTTGCTTGCCTTTCTGCCTTGCCTTTGTCTGTGCTTTAGGCTGTGATTTTGCCTTTGCGGTTTTGGTTGTTTTTTTGGTGTTCAACTTTATATCTCCTTTTAATTTATTTTTATCTGTGTATTCTGCAAATATACGAGTTACAGTGCTGACAAAATACTTTGGGTTTTCTTTCATTATCATTCTATTGCATACTTCAATACATTCATCACAAATACATATTTTTGATGGTGGGTCTAATGCAATAAGCCTGTAAGAATTAACAGCGGATTTACCGCAAAATGAGCATTTTAGATTTGGGTCAAAAACGGTCTTTTTAAGCGGCTTTTTTTTAGCGGCTTTTGGCTTTGGCGTATTTTTTAACATTTATAGAGAATATCATAATTTTGAAAAAAAATAAAGTTTACAAAAATAATAAGAAAATCGGTATAAAGGCTTGACACTATACTATTGTATAGTATAATTATAATATGGCAAAAACTACAGGATTTGCGTCTCCGGCACAAGGATATGAAAATACTACTATTGACCTCAATGGGCTTCTTGTTAAAAATCCGCCTGCGACTTTTTTCTTTAGGCTTGAAAGCGGTGATATGAAAAAATTGGGGTTGGCTAAAGGGGCTTTGTTGGTTGTTGACAGGTCGAAAAATCCTACGCCTGATGATTTGGTTTTGATTGTTCATGAGAATAGATTTTTATGCCGTCTTATGAGTAAAGATAATAACAATATTATTTTTACAAACGGAAAAAATAATATTGTCCCGATTACCGATGATACGGTTATTATCGGAGTTGTTACCGCCGCTATTCAGGAATTTAATAAATGATAATGCACGTTGACGGCAATTCGTTTTACGCCGCTTGCGAGCGTGTTTTTCGCCCTGATTTATTACATAGCCCTATTGCGGTATTAAGTAATAATGACGGAATTATTATTGCCTTAAACGCTGAATGTAAGGCGTTGGGGTTTCAGAGAGGGGACGTATTCTTTAAGGTTAAAAGCAATTTGGAAAAAAGAGGGGTTGCGGTTTTTTCTTCTAACTACACACTCTACGCCGATATGTCCGCAAGGTTAAATGTGATTTATAACCGCTTTGCTCCCGATGTCGAGGTGTACTCAATTGATGAAAGTTTTTTGTTTTTTCCTGATTGGAACAATACGGATTATTATGATATTGGCTTGGAGTTAAAAAATACCGTTACTAAAGAGACAGGTATTCCTGTATCGGTTGGAATTGCACCAAACAAGGTTTTAGCGAAGATGTGTAATAAATTGGCGAAAAAAAGAGGCGGCGTTTGCGACTGGAGTAAACTAAATAAAGATGAAGAATTACAGAATTATCCTGTCGGCGATATTTGGGGGATAGGACATTCAAAGACGGAATTTTTAAGGAAGCATGGGATTACTACGGCATTAGGATTAAAAAATTATCCTTTGTGGAGAGCGAAAGACAATTTGACTATTACAGGTTACAAGATTGTACAGGAGTTAAACGAAGTTAGGGCTATTGATAAAATTGAGGAAGCACCCCGACAAGTTGTAATGGTGTCTAGGAGTTTTCAATCGCCTGTTTATGAATTATGTGATATTATTACGGCGTTGTCGGAATATACGCAAGAGGCTGTACAAAGAATAAGAAACGAAGGGTTATCATGTAAATATGTAAGTGTCTACCTGATGACTAACGCCTACTCCGAAGGGGAACAATATTTTAATCAACTTACAGCGGAACTGCCTTATTTGTCGGCTTATCTTCCCGAAATACAGGCTGTTGCCAATGAGTTATTAAGAAGAATTTACCGCCCTGATTACAAATACAGAAAAGTAATGATTGGTTTGACTGGCTTGGCTTTTGACAATAATCCGCAGTTGGATTTATTTGATTTAGGTTATAACCGCAGTAAGGAATTTGAACCTCTGATGAAAGCCTTTGACGCTATTAATGACAGATATGGAAGGGGTACTATTAAATTGGGTTGCGGATTAGTAGGGAAAAAACCAAAAGATGATGAAGGTTTAGCGTGGGCAATGAAGCGAGATTATCTTTCGCCGTGCTATACTACTGATATAAAACAAATACCTTTGGCATTTTAGAGGAATTATGGGAGAATTATTGATTGGTACTAGCGGTTATGATTACCCTGATTGGAAGGGGGGATTTTATCCTATTAGTCTTGCTCGTACAAAGTTTTTAGAATACTACAGTGAACATTTTAATTCGCTTGAATTGAATGGTACTTATTATCGTATGCCTACGGCAGAACAAATGAAAAAGATGATTGTGAGGTCGGGCGGCAGGGTTAAATTTACTGTTAAGGCGTTTGGGGAATTAACACATGGGATTGATAAGGGGAATTATCAAGTTTTAATTACGGAATTCAAAAAGTCTCTTGAACCGCTGATTTCCAATAATTTATTGCTATGCTCTTTGTTTCAGTTTCCTGAAAGTTATCATTATGAGAAAGAAGAAAGATTATATTTAGATACATTACTTAAAGAAGTTTCGGATTTTCCTGTTGTTGTTGAAATGCGTAATGCTAATTGGCAGAATGAGCAGGTTTATAATGCCTTAAAAGAGCGTAATGTCGGTTGGTGTATTACTGATAACCCTTCACTAAAAAATCTTTTGAAATTAGATTATAAGGCTACAAGCGATATTGCATATATGCGGTTTCATGGGCGTAATGCCGATATGTGGTATAAGGGGGATAATGTTTCCCGATATGATTATATGTATTCAGATACCGAGTTACAGGCTTTTGTTAATCCGATTTTGGAATTACTGAAACATACTAAAATTGTGCAACTTTTCTTTAATAACCACGCTAAAAGCCAAGCGGTGGTTAATGCTAAAAAAATAGAAATGCTATTAAAAGAATTGATTAAAGAATAAATTATTAGAAAAAGTCAGTTTTTAGTAGTCAATTTCTCCCCTATTTCTCGCAGTTTTTCTAACTCCAATTCGGCAGGGTTTTTTACAGGGAATTGATTTATCATTTTGGCGGCACAATCTTCACAAAGATAAAAATCATAGGGGGGTGTGCTTTTAATAAAGTATTTTGCCTTGCTGTGCGGTTTGTCGCATAGGAAACAATGGGGGTCTTCCATGAGGTCTGGGACAGGGTTTGAAGGGTTTACCATAAATTAGAGATTACTATATTTTTATAGGGAATTTACCCTAAAAATATGTGAATTTATACCCCCTATTAAATTGATATTGAAGATATTACTAAATATATTGACAAAATAAAGAAAAACTTATAGTGTAAAAAAACAATCTTTTAGGATATTGTCATATATTTGGACGTTATGGCAAATACCGCTTTGCGGATTAGCATAAATTAGACGACGGGAAAGACCGTATAGGAATTACAACATGAAAAAGACAGTTTTGGTAATTGCGTTTTTATTGATTGTTATTAGTTATCAGGGGTTCGCACTTGGTAAACAAGACAAAGAACTAACAAAAAAAGTAGAAAAATTAGAAGGCGAAAATAAGGACATAAGGGGTGAAATTAATACTATAAAAATAGATGTTAATACTATTAAAACTGATGTAAGAAATATCAATGAAAGACTTGCGAGAATTGAAAGTCAAGGAAATAGACAACCTGAACAAAATACTCCTACCCCAAAAGTGGAACAAGATAATCCTGTTAATCCTGTAAACCCTACGCCTAATAATAATGTAACCAATTCAAGAACTGTAATGGGTCAAGGTTCATTAACACCAGAAAAAGTAATTGCTTATGCGAAAAGAAAAAATCCTGCACTGAAACCATCTGATGAATTAATTATCAGAAAGTATTTTGAAGAAGCAAATGCGGAGGGTGTAAATGCTGATTTTGCTGTTGCCCAAATGTTGTATTGGACGACTAATCTGACACAACGTGTATCAACAAATAATTTTGGCGGATTAAGCAAGTTTGAAAATTTTACTGGAAGGTTTGATAACGTTACAACAGGTGTCCGTGCACATATACAGCACTTAAAAGCCTATGCAAAAGAGACACCAAAACAAACAATTGTTGACCCACGTTATAATTTAGCACTTGACAGGGGTACAAAAGGAATAACATTTAACCAAGTTTACAGTATATGGTCAGAAAAAATTGAATATGGGCAAAAAATAGAAAATATACTCCGTGAACTTTCACGTTCTTAAAATAGGTTAAAGGACTTCGCCTACAACGTACGCCTCTATGGTTTCGGCGTAGCCTTTAACTGTTACATCTTTTCTTTCGGGGAATGAAAATTTATCTTTTACTTTTTCACGCACATCAGCGGTTACGAGTATGCCGCCTATTGGGGCGTTGCTTTCCATGCGTTGAGCAAGATTAACTGACGCACCTATTACTGTGTATTCAATTCTGGTTTTCATTCCAAGATTGCCTACTATTACTTTTCCTGTGTTTATACCTATTCGGACTTTTAAGTCAATATCAACAATGGGTTTCCATTTTTCGGCGAGGAGACGGACTTTTTTCTGCATTGCGATTGCCGCTTTTATACAGCGTTCAGTATGGTCGGGCATTTCTAAAGGGTCGCCGAAAAATGCAAGTATTCCGTCTCCCATAAATTTATCGACAGTGCCGCCGTGAGCAAATAATATTTCAGCCATGCTTTCAAGATAATCACTTAAAAAATTGTGTACGGCTTCGGGGGTTTTGTCGGAACTCCATTTTGTAAAACCTGAAATATCGGAAAAAAGAATTGTCAACTCTTTGTATGCAGGTTTCAAATCTGTTTTTCCTTCTCTCATTATGCGTTGTGCAAGAGCATGAGGAAAATAACGTGAAAGTGCGTTGCTTAATAAAAGTTGTGTTCGATACCTAGCAAATAAACGATACAGAAAAGAACATAACCATAAAATAAAAAATAAAAAAACAGGAAGCGAAACCCAAGGTGTTATTGCTAATTTATTCCAACGAAAAATTGTAACGCAAGAAAAAATTAGAAGTGAGGCAAGAAAACCAAAATGAAAAAATAAATCCTTGTTAAAGTAAAAAAATAAAAATGATATACATAATAGTAAAAGTATTGTAATAGCCTTAAAAGGAATAGAAGCCCAATTTATAAATGTTCTTTTTTCCAAGCCGCTTAAAATGCCGCTTAAAACTTCGGAGTGAACGCCTGACAGCGGATAAAGCCGTTCAAACGGAGTTGGTCCAAAATCTTTTTGGCTAGTACTTATTTCCGACAAGATAGCAATATGTCCGTTAAGACCGCTATATATTTTATCAAAAACTTCATCATCGGTTTTTGCGTTTACTACAGTAGTAAAAGATATTCTTCCTGTATCGTCTGCCCATGTTTCTGTATAAGGGATTAACATTCGCCCTTGTATGTCTATGGGAATACGGATAACTTCTTTTTCGGACAACGGAAGGGAAAGATATGAACCTGCTTTTAATTCTATGGTTTCTGTTTTTATTCCTAAATGAGAAACTGCCGCCGCTAAACCAAGAGAAGGTATATAACCGCCTTCCCATTCATACAATAGAGGGGTACGCCTGTAAATACCGTCTTTGTCAGGCTCCATGTTGATATGGGCTATTTGCCCTGCGGCTTTAATAAGGTCGGGAAAAGGGAGTAAAAAAGTCCCTGCTTGCGGCACTTTGCCGTTATCCAGTACCTTGATTTTCCATATATGCTTTTTTAACAGTTGGCGTTCTTCTGCGGTTAATTCAAGGTACGGAGTATTTGTTTGTTTCATTGTATTTTTGTCTACCGCCAATGCCGCTATAACAGTGTTTTGAGCGTATTTAACAGAATTAGTAAAAGCGGTATCGTTGTTTTTTTCTACGCTAAAGAGAAAATCCATAACGGCATTTGTATTGGAGTCCGCAAGGACTTCTAATATATCAGTAAAAGCCTGACGAGTATCTAGGGTTTCGCCCAATGATTTTATACTTGCGTCATTTAAGTCTATGGCTGCTACAAGAGGGTTCTTTTTTTGAGGGCTTTTAAGGACACGGTAATTTACGCAGAGGTCGTAGAGAACTATGTCTGAGTACCCTAAAAAACCACTTGTGTATAGCAATACTGTAATAAAAAGAGAAACGGCAAGAATTACGGCAAACCGTAAAAGTTTATTAATGCCGAATTGTAATTGCCCTGACATATATGTTTTTTCCAGAAAAACGTGTTACTTGTTGAGTGCTTTCATTTGGCGTTCCTCTTGTTGTTCCTCCGCTTGCGACAAAAGAACTTGAAGGTTCACCAAGATTGGAAGCCTTTTTTTGAAGGTTTGCTACCTCGTTATAAAGGTTATTTGTGTTTTGTCGGGAATTAGAATTGGCGTTAAAAGCCTGTATCAAACTTTCAAGATTACTTTGTCTTGTCAAACTCATAATGACATAAAATGTCTCTACCCCTGACGGTTCTTCCAATTCAAATGGACCTATTTTTATTTCGTTACCGCTCTGAATAGGGGCGTTCCTAAGCACAGAAATTTGACGTTCAGAGTCATAAAAAACAACATAGCAAAAGCAGTCTGTTTCCGAGTTAATGGTGATTAATAAAGTTTCCCCTGTTTCCATTCTGATTTGTCTGGAAATGGGGACTGACTCTTGCGGATTACCCTTTAGAAACTTTATATCCCATGTTAAAGTTTGAGCATGAAGGCTTAAAAAAGCGGAAAATAAGACGATTAAAAAAGCGGTAATTTTTTTCATAAATCTCCCTTAATATTACTAATATATCTTGAATATGTAATAAATTCCATTATATAATAACAAAACATAAAGGAATTAACAATGGCTAAAAAGTACCTTTTTTTAATACTATTTCTGGCAAGTGCACTATCAGTATTCCCCCAAACCCATAGAATGGGGGCAATACTTGATAATGAGTCTTACGAAAAAGTACCGCAAAAAGCGATTACAAGAGACCTTACCCCTTTACCACGTGTTTATTCACTAAAACAGTTTAGCCCATTTCCAGGTGATCAAGGCGATTATAATACTTGTGTCGGGTGGGCAACAGCCTACACCGCACGGACTATAAGCGAGTCTGTCGGTCTTAAAAGAACGAGCAGACAAAATACAACGCAAAATGTTTTTTCCGTTACTCATGTAAAAACTGCTCACTGTAACCTGATGTTGTGTTTCGTCTCTATCACGATTGGCTTCTGTTCTTGGGCTTCCCATTGTAAAAGTTCCGCCGTTTATAAGCACCATATTTGCAGGTACTGTTGAAGGTTGTGGCGAGGGTGTAGGTGAAGGCGTTGGCGTTACCGTTGCTGGAGTCTGCCGCCTAAAAAATATAAATGTCGCCCCTTCCTGATGACTCGTAGCATTTAACGAACCATACAACGGCGTTGTACTTTTAACAGAAAGCCTTACGTCATTATAAATTCCCAAAGGGTCAATTAATGGATTGGTGTTTTTCCGTAATGTGTTTATAAAAGCGGCTGTAAATTCCGATTGGTCGGGTACTTGTTCGCTTGCTCCTGAAGTCATTACCTGACGGCTCGTTAATGAGTATGCCTTACGAAAATACTCATTATTAATCTGCGGTGCTGCAGAACGAGTAGTATTTAGAAACTCCCCTGAAAAACAAGAGTCTGAAACCATAAACACATGAATTGTCTTAAATCCTGCAATATACCCCCTAATCTGGCTGTTGGCTAGCCAATCAAGTTGTCTGGAAGTGTCTGCTCCGCCATCAACAGGTATCCAATACCCTTGTTTTGAAGCATTGTCAAGGTATCCGTGTCCGGCATAATAAATAAAAAGTGAGTCATGTACACCTAGTTTATTCTGTAAATCAGTAAAAGTCTTCATAATATTCTGTTTAGTAGCCTGTGCATTATACAACTCAATCACTTCGTCAATATAATAATCTTTTTGCAGAATATCCCGAATTTCCTTTGCGTCCGAGACAGGCTTTTTAAGCGGAGTCCATTCACGGTAAGCGTCTATAGCGATGAACAAAGCGTATTGTTTGCCGATATTAACTTGATTGCCTAGATTTTTTTCGGCAACCTCTTTCATTCCACGACTTTGAGCGTAAGAATTATACGCAATAAATAATGTTAAAATCGATACCAGTAGTTTTTTTCATTTTATCTCTCCCTTATTCTTTTTGGCTTTTTAACTTTTTTTGAAATAAAATCCTCTGGTAAAAGAGAAGAAACATTTTGTTTTCCTTTCATTTTATTTCCAAATTGATTAATATATATTTCACCATCATTTATTTTTTTATTTCTGTCTTCATGTGATAAATATAAAACCGAAAATTCCGCATAATATTTTTCAAAAATAATATTTATACCATTATCTTCATTTTCTTTCACATCAATTATAAATACTTCCCAAATTTTATCTTTCTCAATTTTATCTTTTGACATTTTATCAAACATTGGTTCTAAATCTACAATCATATTAAGAATAATATTTTTATTTTTATCTTCTTTATAAGTAAAAGTTATAGGTAATTCACTTCCATTTTCAAGTAAGATAACGGTTTCCCATTCACCAATTATTTCATTAACATTTTCAACAGGTTTCCATACATCTTCAATATCTGCTGTGTTTTTGGTTGTTGTACAACCTAATATAAAGTATGTTAAACATAATAATAAAATTGTTCTTGTCTTTTTCATAAACTACTCTTATTCTTTACAAAGCATTTCTTACAAGCCTAAAGCCACGATCAGGTCCAGCATCAAATATACCAATAGGTAAATCTCCAGTCCTAAAAGCGGAACGCAAAATAGTTGCATCTGAACTTTGGCTTCCACCACGAATTACACGTTCATTCCCTGAAGATGGTCCAATAGGGTCTGTCTGTGCTCGGTTTATATAATCACCATACCAATCCCAACACCATTCCCATACGTTTCCATGCATGTCATATATTCCCCATGTATTGGCTTGTTTCTTTCCCACCTCATGTGTCTTTCCACCACTATTGCCTTCGTACCAACCAGTGTTACTGTTTATATTCTCACCAGTGTTATAAGCTGTAGTTGTACCTGCTCTACAAGCATATTCCCATTCCGCTTCCGTCGGAAGACGGTAACCGTTAGCATTTCTGTTCCATGTTACTACCCATTTCTCATCACCAAAGTTTTTCACTCTATTTTGATCGCCATTTCTCTTATCAATACTATATACTGGAGTCAAACCTTCAATTTGACTTCGTTTATTGCAGTATTCAATAGCATTGTACCAACTTACATAATACATGGGATAGTTATCTCCTTCCCCAAAAAGTGTTCTTTCTAAAAGCCAATCTTCAGCCATATCTATATTGAATACCATACTTCGGCGTTGACGTACTGTTGTCCCCATAATATCATTCCATTCCTTCTGTGTTACAAGATATTTCCCCATGTAAAAATTGCTTACTGTTACTCTATGTTGAACTTCATTTTTATCTCTCCCCATTTCACTTACAGGGCTTCCCATAGTAAAAGTACCGCCATTTATAAGTACCATGTTAGAGGGCACGTTTGAAGGTTGTGGCGTAGGCGTTACCGCTACAGAATTCTGCCGTCTAAAAAAAATAAAAGTCGCATTTTCCTGATGGTTTGCTCCACTTAACGCCCCTAACATTGGCATCGTGCTTTTTACGGAAAGCCGTATGTCATTATAAATACTTAAAGGGTCAATTAATGGGTTAGTGTTTTTCCGCAAAGTGTTTATAAAAGCAGAAGAAAATTCCGATTGGTCGGGTACTTGTTCGCTTGCACCCGAAGTCATCACCTGTCGGCTCGTTAATGAGTAACCCCTTCTAAAATATTCATTATTTATTTGTGGTGCTGCGGAACGAGACGCATTTAAAATATCCCCCGAAAAACAAGAGTCTGATACCATAAACACATGAATTGTCTTAAATCCTGCAATATATCCCCTAATCTGGTGGTTGGCAATCCAATTATCTTGCAATGTTATATCTGTTCCGCCGTCAACAGGTATCCAAAAACCAGTTTTAGAACCTTCTTCAAGGTATCCATGCCCTGCATAATAAATAAATAATGAATCATGCACTCCGATTTTTTTCTGTAAATCAGTAAATGTCTTGATAATATTCTGTTTGGTAGCCTGTGCGTTATATAACTCAATTACTTCATCAATATAATAATCAGTTTTCAAAATGTCTCTAATTTCTTTAGCGTCCGACACAGGTTTTTTAAGCGGAGTCCATTGTCGATAAGCGTCAATAGCGATGAACAGTGCGTATTGTTTGCCGATATTTACTTGATTGCCTAAATTTGTTTCGGCAACCTCTTTCATTCCACGACTTTGTGCAAAGGAATTAATCGCAATAAACAGCGTCAAAATTATCAATGTTATTTTCTTCATTATGCCCCCAGATATTAATTAATATACAACATATAGCGTATTTTTTCAAACCTATAGTTTATTGAATAATTATACTCCTTAATTATGTTCTATAGCCAAAAGCAAGCCAAATACGGCGTTTTCATTTGTAGACTGTGCCGTATACGACATACGGTTTCTTTCATATTTTGCTGTTTGCGGACGTAAAAAATTTCTACCTACAGCCTTTTCAACCCTTTGGGCGAAATTCCCTGTTGCACTCATAAAACGGTTTCCAATATCGTCAATATCCAAAGGCTGTTTAGAAAAAAGTACCACTAGGTAATCCGTTCCCTGTACTTCGTCTAATTCAAGCCATCTGATTTCATCTGTGCGTTCAAACGGAAAGGCAAAAACATTTTCTTTATAATCCAAAACAGCCGAAAATCCGTCCGCAGGGAATATCCGTGTAAAAGAATTAGCGTCAGCGGCAAAAGCATAAAAATACGCAGGTTTAGCACAATTCATTATATATCTAAACCTAGTTCCCGAAGGGTAGGCTCTTTTTGTCTTATAATACCCTTCATTTACAAATTCAACTTCCATTCCGTTTCTGTTATCTTTTATCTCAATATCTACAGACCCTGAAAATTCCGCTTTAACCTCATTTGCTAAAAGAACATCTATCATTTCGTAGGCATGATATACAAATTTTGCAAAGTCTGAATATGTTATCCAAATATAACCTTCATTTCCCCAATCTGTTCCCCAACTGTTTTGAATTTCAAATGCACCGCCGTATTTGTTATCATCGTAACCAACAACGCACATTGCATGACCACCATAAACTCGATAAGGGCTTTCCGTAGGTCTCCACACTTCCTCTGCAACAAATTGAAACGAGCCAGGACAATTCATACCTATAATAACAGGCTTGCCTTCTGAAAGGCTTTTTTTGACAGGCTGTACTCTTTCATTTTCTGCTCCAGGTTCGCCTTTTGGATTAATAAAAAGCCGTACATATTCTTTTATAGGATATTTTTTGCTTGTGTTAAAAAGATTAAGAGAAATAGCCGGAAATCTTAAACTTGTTTCTTCGGCTCTTCGCTTTACCGCTCCAGTATCTCTTATAAACTCCAGAGCAACAGCAATATTTGCTCCGTTTTCTCCCTCATTATCTGATATGTTTTTATATACATGAGTAACGGAAAAAACATTTTGCGTTGTATTTTGTCTGCTCGTTCTTTTAAGACCGACAGACTCGCTTATAGTCCGTGCGGTGTAGGCTG